TTGAACTTCATCAAATGGTGTATCAAGAATAGAATCATCGAGTACATCTCGAACAACAAGGACACACTGTTTAATAAACGAGTGACATGAAACCATTTTCGAACGTAAATGTTTGGTAACCAATGTAGTAAATGTATAGGGTGTATACATCTGTGAGATCTGGTTGAAGTGTTACTTCGAGGGATGTCTTTTCTGATTGGATGTCACCGAAATCCAGACTTCCCGATGGACTGACGTTGATTGGATTAATCGCGAATGAATATGTGTAGATGTTTCTCACGGGTTTGGATAAACGTTTTTGATATGGCACCATGTATTTGTAGTACGAATCCGTAGTACTTGAAATATTTGGTAGATCAACCCCCTGAATAAAAAATTTAGCACTTTTCATGACCGGATTGAAGAAGGTGAAGGTTTCATCGAAATCTGGTGTCGTCGAAAAGTTGAATCGATTCTGAATGTAGTAATAGTCTGAGAAATTTGCATTTGGTACTCTGAATACGGATGTATCGAGGTCAATGCTGTAGGACTGTGTGAATGTTTCCTGTGAGAGGCTTACAAAGTTTGAAATTTTTTCAGATGACATGAGAACTTCAGTCTCGATATTTTTTTTGATGTCGAATCCTGGTATATTCGTGAATCTTTTTCCACTGACAACCTTCGATGATGATTCGGTGTAAAATTCAAAGGTGAATTTCTCGATAAAAGAGTTTGTGGGTAGCTTCACCGTTATAATTGGATCATCTGACCCCGGATCATTTTCCCATGGTACGATATTGTATTCAGTTGAAAAAAAATCTCCGACCGTTTCGGTCCCGGCTTCGTTATGACCAATTAACACTGGTTCTTCACTGAAACCGACACGGGAGAACGTAGTCACACCCCCCTGTGTCAAAGTGGTAAAAAATGAAATATTCTTTAAGGTGAAAGGACCATTCCACCCTCTGGCATAGATTTTAAAGATGTCAAATTGTGGCTCGAAGGTGGCTATATTTACATTTTCAAATTCTGTATTTCTCAAAAACCAATGTAACGACTTGACCCGGTTATTGGGGACGAGATTGGTTCGTATACTGTCAACCCCTGGGACAGTTTGTGATGTTGGGTGTCTCTTGACCACATCAGTGATCATCGTGTATGGCTGATTCTTTAAATAAATGCGTTCATCTGGGTCGATTGTAAACTCTTCCGTGACAATTTTAAAGCTGTCGAGAATAATCGGGTTTGGTGCGGACGTAAAAAACGTCTGTGTATGAAACTCAAACTCAAACTCTATTTTCTGTTTGTGAATCGCACATAATGGGAAGAATGGTCTGTTTGGTTCATTTGTCGGATATTCGTCACTAGAGTATTTTCTTGAAAAAAAGAACGGGAGAGGGATGATGACTTCAGAATCCAATGTCGCGTAGGCACCATTTGATGTCGTCGTATCGAATCCCAACATACGGTTCAGATTGAAACGGTTCGCAACCTTTTCAGAAACTTCGAGGTACATTTCATCATGTATGACCATCCAGTCATCGTAAATTTTTTCAACCTCGATTTCATCTACACGCATAGTAACAGATTTAATGAGGTGTCTACCCACCTGGTCAGCATAATTCTGTCCAGTTGTTAACCCGGGAAGTTTGATGAGCACATACATGTTACTCAAAAGATCACCCATATTCTGAGGATTGAAGGTTACCTTGATACGTTCATTGAAGGGCCATGTAGGGGACGTGGGACTCTTATTGACGATCGTAGTTCTATGAAACTTTGTAAAGTTAGAATGCCTCTTTAAATCGTAATTAAAAATAGACTCATCTACATTGTCGCTATATATGTATGACTCCTGTTTGCCTATGGCGTTAAGAGATACACCGGCACCACTAGAGGTGGGCATCTTACTAATGGTTTACATATTTTTAATGTCCATCTTCCACATGTCGATGTGACTTGTTTTTCGCATCACTTCCAATTCTTTCTTCGCCTGTGACGCTTCTTTCATGAGAGCTTCAACACGCTCCTGTGTGTATTCGACAGTCTTCGTATTGAGGAGATAGTCCATGTTCCCATCAATCTTGGGAAAGATGGAAGACATCTCCTTCTCGAGTTCCACCTTCTTCCTCTTGAAGACGATCAACTCCTCCTCGATGACCATCGACACAAACTTCGATTTGTGGTCACACATAATAGCCTTAGATTCGAGAACCTTGATGAGGTGGGCTTTTCGTTTCTTGTAGTGTTCGAGTCGGAGTTCTACAAAGTCTTGAAGAATCTCCTCGGGACTTCCGTACCTACGAATACCCTTGGTGGGATGGAACAGATGCATGTTTGAAACATGGAAAGTCTTTCGCATCTTAAGATCTTTGGTGAGATCTTTCCCTGAGTATCCAAAGATTTCAAAGTCAACATCTTCAGTCGTACTGTTGTTCGTGTAGCCCGTGATCATCTTCTTTTCTACTAGACCATCCAAGTGTTCCTTATAGTCCTGGGTCCATCGCCCCGGTGGGAGTTCTGTAACCTTGAGCCTGGAACCTGTGTCTCTACAAGTACCCTCTGTGATCCATAAACCAGCTTCATCCTTGAACACCTTACCTTTGAAACCCCTGAACCATGGCTTCATGGGTACGACTTCTTCGCCAGTCAGCATCCTCTTGATGTTCTCCTTGATGTCATCTGGTTTGAATGGTGGGACATAGCAACTGAACCCCGTCCCAATCCCTTCCGTCCCGTTTACCAGAACCATGGGAAGGGTGGGCATGTAAAAGTCTGGTTCGATCGATCGCCCATCATCATCCAAATAGTTGAGGATATCATCATCCTTGGGGTCAAACAACTTTCTCGCCTCTTTGGTGAGCTTCGTGAAGATGTACCTCGTCTGGGACGCATCCTTACCACCCATGAGTCGTGTACCGAACTGACCACAGGGTTCGAGAAGATTGATGTTATTCGAACCCGTGTAGTCGTTGGCCAATTTGACGATCGTTTCCGCGAGAGAAACTTCACCATGGTGGTAGGCACTCTTTTCAGCCACATAAGCTGCCAACTGTGCCACCTTCATCTCCCCTGTAAGATTCCTCTGGAAACAGGAGTACATCACCTTACGCTGCGAAGGTTTGAGACCATCTGCAACATGAGCGATAGAACGCTTCAAGTCGGCAAGGCTGAAATTTACGAGATCCCTGTGTATAAAGTCCGTGATATCCAACTCCTTGATGTCACCGTAGGGAACCTCGAGTTGACCAGCTTCTCTGGCGGTACTCTCAAGGAGCCAAGACTTACGTGCATCCGCCTTCTTCTTATCAAAGGCCAACACAATGGAGTCATCAGTCATCGTGTCCATATCAAACTTCACAGTTAGATCTTGAATCTTCTTGAAGTACTCACGAGCTTCAGCACTTGTCGAGGTACCCAAACCCTTATAGTACTTGATTCGCCATCCAGCCTTGCCATTACCGTACCATGTCCGGAACGCAGAGTCGGTATAGAAAGACTTGATGTCAGAACCCTTCGTAGCCTTGATGATTGGTGTCACCATCGACACGACAAAGTTTAATTTCAAAAGACTGGGCCAAAAGTAATGGATCATGTTGAGGATGAGACCCTTGATGTGAGAACCGTCATTGTCTGCATCTGTCATGATCATGAGGCGACCGTAGCGAAGTTCCGAAACACTTGTGTACTCCTTTCCTTGTTGAAGACCCAAAATCTTCTTGAGATCATTGAACTCCTGGTTGGAGGTCAGCTGTGCAACTGAAGAGTCCCTCACATTCTTACACTTACCACGGAGAGGAAAGACACCGTAGTGATCTCGACCCACCACCGAGAGACCAGCGACAGCGAGAGTTTTTGCCGAATCACCCTCTGTGACGATGAGGGTACACTTCCCAGATTGTGCCGTACCAGCCTTGTTCGCATCATCCAACTTGGGGATACCAGTAATCTTAGACTTTCTGGCACCATCAGTCTTCTTGAGTTCCTTCATCTCCTTGAATTTCGAGAGTGCCATGAGTTCATCAGCGATACCAGTCTTGAGAGCATTCTTGACGAATGTCTTGGGGAGTTCAAACTTTGAACCAAAGTCTGGAGACTTCGAGGTACACTCAGACTTTACCTGGCTGGAAAAGTTGGGGTTCTCGAGGGTCGCCTTTACGAAAATTGTAAAAGCATTCTTCACCTGTTGAGGCTTCAACTTAATCTTCTTTGTCATATCCTCGATGATTCCATTGGCGACAATGTTCGCCACGTGATCGACGTGCGTACCACCCTTCATAGTACAGAGACCATTCACAAAAGAGATTTGCTCGAGACCATTCTCAGACGGTCCGATACACACTGACCAGCGGTCTCCGGATACAGATGCAACCTGATCAACACCTTCATGCATTTTGGCATAGGCTTCAAAGTTTTGTTTGGGGAGGATATCTCCATTGAACTTCACTTTACAGTTCTGGGTCGTACAGATGTTCGCATCCCATACCCTCTTTTGGAAGATGCTGTAGATGGTATCGTCCATTTTGGACATTCCAAACCTCTTCCACTCAGGAGTGAAAGTGATAGCGACCGATGACGTGGCACCCGAATGTTTTTTGATTTTTGGTGGGTCACAGACAGTCATGTTCTTCGACCACTTTTGGGTATAGGTCTGCTTCGTCTCATGATCCTTGATAGCGATCGAAAAATCACTCGAGTAAATGTTCGCCAACTTGGCACCGTACCCATTGCGACCACCGACGATACGTTTTTGGGTATCATCATAGTTGGTACTCGTGAGAAGGTGTCCAAAGACAAGTTCAGGATTCCAGAGCCTT